TCAAATCTGGTCTCACGGATTCCAAGGTCCAGGTGGTTGGTACATTGAGAATTCTCTCACAACTCTTGGCAAAACTGACCCTGTTTCTGAGTACAACACAGTTCTGTGGAACTCAGGCATTGAAGCAAATAAAGAAATCGCTCGTAAACAGAAACGCAAGTTGACTTACATTGCAAACATTCTTGTAGTGTCTGATGCAAAGCGTCCGCAAAACGAAGGTAAGGTGTTCTTGTTCAAGTTCGGAAAGAAGATTTTCGACAAGATCAAGGAACAACTCGAGCCGCAGTTTGCTGATGAGACACCAATGAATCCGTTTGACTTTTGGAAAGGTGCAAACTTCAAGATCAAGATTCGTAACGTCGAAGGCTATCGTAACTATGACAAGTCGGAGTTTGAATCTCCTGCTGCATTGTTCAATGGCGATGACGCGCAAATCGAAAAGGTCTGGAAATCTGCATATTCACTCAAGGATTTCTTGAAGCCTGATAACTTCAAGTCATACGATGAGTTGAAGGCAAAGTTGGACAAGGTTCTTGGTGCTGGTGGTGCTGCTGGTGTGACAGCAAAGAGAGTTGATGATGAGGAAGCATCGGCTCCTGTGATTCGCTCTGCTCCTGCCAAGAAGATCACTGCTGAAGATGTCACCGTCGAAGATGACGATATGGCATTCTTCGAGAAGTTGGCTTCAGAGTAATCTGTTTTAGAAAACCGTAGATGTTTTCAGGGGAGCATTCGCTCCCCTTTTTTTATCCCACAATCGCTGATGTAAATGCAGTTGGGTGCGCAAAATCTTTTGCCAATGCACGATTAAATGAACTTTCATTTGACCTTGGGGATGCTTTTGGCATTGGTGTTTTTGGAGGAGTGATTGGTTGTTGTGAACCACCACTCGTATTATTCACAACAACTGGTGGTGGTGCTGCTTGCATTGCGACTTGATTCGATGCATATTGTGCAGATTCTCTAGTAGCCGTTTTACCGAGAGTGTCTTGCTTAGGTTGTGCTGAAGGAGCAACTGCCTCTGCTGTCATTGTTAGTGGTGCTGTGCCACCAGATGGATTCAATCCACTCGCTGCTGGAGGTGAAGATGGTTGCGCAGTTGTAGATGCGTCTGCAACCATTGCAGCTGGTGCAGTAGTCTTTAGTAATCCTGCTGGTGGTTTAGTGCCAGATTCTGGATTTGCTGGTTTACCGCCAGCATTTGCAACCGCAACTGGTGCACCTGGAGCAAAAGGATTATCTGCAGTGCCACCTTTCTTCGCAGATTCAACTGGCTCAACATGCCATGTTTCGCCAGGAACTGGACGAGTGAATCCATATTTTGCCATTAATCCTAATTCAACAGCTTTATTTGCGTCAGTTGAATTGATGTCAACTGCCAATCCACTTTCATGTCGACTGCGACCAGGTGGTGCTGCTCGTGGCGGACCGTACTTGGCATACAATTCTGCTTGTTCTTTAGAGTCACGATAGCCAGAATTGATTTGAATCTTCTTTCCAGTTTTTTGATTATATTCAAATGCAAGACCAGCGAGACGCTTCTTCATTTCTGGATTTAATCCAGAAAGATTCACACCAGCGTCTTTTTTAGTCACATATTTTTCTAAATCTGCATTCATTGGATCTGAGGATTCCATTCCAAAGAAAGAACCCACAGTATCAGCAACAGAAATAGCTGCTGATTTTATTGCACTACCAGCCTTTGAAAAGAATCCTTCTTCCGTTGGTGGTTTTGCTGGTGCAACGGCAGAAGTTGTTGACGCGACTCCTGCAGCAAATGGTCCACCAATTGATGTTGAAGCGCGAGTTGCAGCTGATGGGGGTGCAGTAGTTGTACTTGTTTGTGTTTTTGGTGGTTCAGGTTTTGCAGCTAATTCTTTTTCAGCATCACTGAGTGCAGAGAATTCTTTCCATAATTGATAAAGATCATACACAGTTGACAAGGTAAATCCAAGAGATATTGCAGCTCCAATCCATCCAGCAACTGGAATTGTTGCAAGCGCACCAGCTGTTGCTAATCTTGCTGAAACTTTTGCAAATAATGTGGGAGCACGCTTTTCTAAAAATTTGATAAACAAATCCCATGTTTTTTCTTTTAGTTTATCTTTCGCTTTACCTGTAATCTTTGATGTTTTATCAGAAACTTTTCTTCCAACAGAAGTCTTGCCAATTTTTTCAGCGACTTTAGTTCCTGCATAAGCACCACCAGCAGCAGTTGCAGCTCCTGCTACCTCTGCACCAGCACGATATTGGACATCTGTTTTTTGTAATTCAATTTGAGTTTTGAGTGCTTCGGAATATTCTGTATCACCTGCTTGTCTAGCAGCAACGGCGTCTTGTTTTAATGCTTCTGGATCATAAATGTTAACATCTTTATCGCGAAACATATCAACTGCGTTATATCCGAGATAGCCAACAGCTGCAGCACCCAAGCCACCAGCAAGTAATCCGCGCATACCTAATCCACCACCACCGCCACCTTTTTTAGTGAATCTGCCTTTTGCGTCACGACCTTGTTGCCCACCAAAAAATTTTCTAGTTGCAGCTACAGCGCTGGCTGTTTTTCCTTTTGGTTTTGAACCCTTTGTTTTAGGTCCACGTCTTGGTCCACGTCTACCCCCACGTAATCCTAATAAATCAGTGAAATCGAATCCACCATCGCCGCTTTCAATTTTTTCAATTAATTCATCTAATTTTTCGTGAACTGTTTTTCCTCTATTGTCTACACCAACACTTTTAAACAATTGATCGAATCTTTCTCGAAGCAAAACAAGTGGTTCTTCATCAGCACCAATGGCTTTTGTTAAACGATCAGTTGTTTCTTTTCTTTTGGATGTAGCCTCTTCTTTTGATGCAAGCCTGCCAGTTCGTACATTTCGAATTCCACCTCGAGCACCAACTCGTGGATCATAATAAAAGCCTTCTTTCATTTCGATATTGTTAGATAATTGTGGTGTTCCTTGTTGCATCGGCAATCTTTGTTTACCGATGAGTTTTCCCACTTCTTTTAATTGTTTTTGACGAAGATTTTTTTGTTTATTTTCTGATTGTTGATATTTTTTAAAGTAACTTTGAGCAGCCTTAACTTTTGATGGATCTTCTTTTGCAAAAACATTTGCGAGTGCTTGACCAACATCTTCTCCAAAGATGCCCATTAAGATGCCAGTTTGGAGCCCTTTTGTCTTTTTGCGGGCTGTGAAAAACAGATCGCGAATTTCGGTTTCGCGTTTTTTGGCTTGCTGCGGATCGAGCATACTTTTTGTTTCTGCTTCAATCGCTTTATCCAGTTCTCCTAAACCAACACGAAGTTTCTGTTTTACTTTAGAAACTCTGCCAGGTACTCTCATTTTTGCCATCTATTTACGACCTTCTTCTTTGCATCATAGCCATTTTCATTTGTTCATTTTGCTCTTGAATCAGTTGAACCAGCATAGATACATAAATTTTCTTTTCCCATGGAATCATATTATCTAATTCTGTTAATGAATATTTGTGGTGATGCATCAATGTAAAATTTGTTTCAAAATAGTTTTTCAAATTCTCATAACCAAGCATTATTCGAAAAAATTTAGAACGCCCTCCACATTCATGTGATGATTATGACCGCACTTTGCGCATTTTATATCTTGGTCTAATACCACAGTTGGAGTTGTCAAAAAGAATGTTTTCACTTTTCTTATTTGATCTAGCGTTAAGGATTCAAAAAACTCTTTTAATTCCTCTTTTGGAGTTTCATCGCTCTTATAAATTTGTTCATCATCGTAAATGTAATCAACATAATTAGTAATTAAATTAAACCCACCATCGTCAGTTTCATCTAATAATTCTTTTGGTAATTGTAATGTTGGGTAATTAAAAACAACTCCAATCTTATCACTTAACTTTATATTTCTATTATGTCCTTCTGGAACACTATATTTTATATTTTTCAAATTTAAATCAAATTCAGTTACATGAGAACATGTATTACCTTCTACCACATTATCGCAAGTAAAAGTCATTTCTACACTTTCACCCACAGAGTTTATTCTCAAGTGAATGAAAATCATTTCAATATCAAACACAGGTAATGATTCTACATCAATCTCATCTAAACAACAATTTTGAACAATCTGTTTCATTGTCTTAAACACATCATTCAAATCATCAGATTCTTTAGCGATAAGAAGAAGTTTTTCTTCTTTAACTAAAAATGGACGAAATTTTAATTTTTTATCTACAGAATTCAATTGCACTTCAAATGTCGGATGATCAATTTTTGGTAAAGGCATAATTTACTCCATATTTAATTAATAGGTGGTCTCAAACCTGCGGCAAATGGACCGACTAATGGAGATGTCGTAGGTTTAATTCCAGATGTTTGATTTCCATTTCCTGGTCTGAAACTGTTTCCTCCAGCACCCTGTGGATTTGTAGATTGTGAAGGAGAGGCAGGTTTGTTTGGTGCCGATGCTGCAGTTTGGGGGTTCAGTCCAAACTTTTCTGTGTTATTTGTAGACCAATAATCATACTTAAATGTCACTGATAATCGATGAATGCCATCGTCTCCCCAATTTAATGTGAGAGGAGATAAAGTAATAGGAAATGCATTCCATAAACTTACGATATAAGATGGCTGCGCTGCACCAGATGAACTTGCTGCTTCAAAGTATTGCTTTATGTTTATTTTAGAAACGTATTCATCTTTATATCGAAGATGATAATTATTCATTGGAACAATCAGATTCATCCAATAATCAAATAATTTCTTTTCCCAAAGATCACCAGCGCAAATAAATGTTAATGTGATGTCATTAAAAGATGCGAATGACGCGACAGGAGCCGCAACACCATAAATTCTGGCATCTACCGTATTAATATTATATCCTGGAAGTTCAGCAGCCTCACATTGAAATTTTAAATCTCTGAAATCAACATCACCAGCAACAAATCCTGGGGGTCTTGTAATCTCAACTTGGAACTTTGAGATTTTCGCGAAATCTTTATGCTTGGCAAAATTGTTTAAAAAATCGTTTGGACTGAACATTAAGTTTTGTATACCATCTTTTGAAACGGAAGAAAGATCGCAGTATCCCAATTATTTGGTTCGACGTAAATTAATGATGACATAATATGTGTAAACAAGTAACGCTTTATACAAGGTTGTATCATGTTATAGCGTTTAGATTTAGAAAGCAATGCATATGAAAGTCTAAATCTTGTAGTATCGTCGTATTTATTGTTGTTTATGAAATCGTGCAAACGATCGAGAAGTGCAAGTCGAGTATACGGATCTAGATAATGTAGATTTAACGCAAGAAATCCATCATCGTACATTTCCATTGGAATTACGAGAGGGAATTTATCCCAAACAGGAAGAATATCTTTAAATTTCGGATCGTAATGATAAAAATACATACGACCAACAAATGCTTTTGGGGAAATTCTTTTTGCGTCGTTTAATAGATTAGAACGATTCGCTGGCATTCGGAGATTTTGAATTTTGGAAATAAGCCAAGATCGAGCCTCGCTTGTTCTCGGATTCATTCCAGCTAGACGAAGGTCTTTTGAAACTTTATCGAATAATGATGCCATTAGATACCTAAATCTTCTTCCGTAATTACTTTAAATTTCCATGAACGATCTTTGCAATACTCAACTGCGGCTTTCCACTTGGCTTCATTTACGCCCCACTGCATCACTTCAGTAATATATCTTCGAGTAATCTTACTCTTTTTCACTGGAGGTCTAGCCTGACTCTTTGGTTTTACTTCAAGAATCATTGCCTCAGACACTCCTGTTTTGTTTTTCACACGAACAAAAAAGTCAGGGAAATAACGATGCCAACGATTATCAACTGGGGATAAATAAGGAATAATAATTTCTTCATTTGACCATTCTAATACATTCGGATTGGAGTCAAGGTGCACCATTACTCGGCGCTCCCACAGCGAACGATACCAAATGTTCGTAGGATCACCTAAATATTTATTGGTATTTTTAGGACTAAATTTACCACTATAAGCCATCATTTATTTATAGGAAGATTTAATGGCAACTGTAAATAGCCCTCTAAGACAGCAAGTCATGAGTGATCCAAAGGTCAACAAGAATGCTGTAAGTAATCAGAATCGTGGATCGTTAGGTCCAATGGCTAAACTAAATGGAAGTCCATATAATACTCAAGATCTTAGATTTCCAAAAGAAGTTGCAATTAATGCTCAAAATCGACATTGGATACGATTTACACCAACTATTCAACAGGCTGGTTCTTATAAGGTTCAGACAACTAATCAATTGAGTGTTGCAGATACAAATAGAAGTTCAGCATTTGGATTTGGTGGTCAATTAGGATCTGGTGCTGATCCATTAAGTTCAGCAGCAGCACTTGCTGGTTTAGGTGGATTGGCGATTGCAGAGGCTGGTGTCACTGGAGATTTAGGAGTAGCAGGTGATATTGCAAAAAATGCAGCAAAACGCACCGCAGTTGGTATTGGAACTGCAGTTGGTCAAAGCATTGCTGCGGGTGGAAGTGCTTTCATAACAGGGCTTGCAGTTTCTGGTATTGATTTAACGAGAAAGACAAGACGCGCTGCATCTTATATCTCACTCTATATGCCAGATACAATTAATGTAACTGTTGTAAATGATTACGATCAACTCAGCTTAACAGAAGCACTTGGAAAAGCTGGTTTAGCCGCCCAAGCAGGTGGTGAAATTGTTGGTGGTGAATTAAAGGCTGTTGGTGGTGGTGCTGGTCCTGGAGCATCAGAGGTAGGAGGATTTCTTGCTCAAAAAACTGGTAATTTTGGATCTGGCATAACTGATGCATTGTTATTCTCATCAGGTTATGCTCAAAACCCGCAAATAGAATTATTATTTAAATCTATTCAAAATCGCGAATTTCTTTTTGATTTCAAATTTGTTCCAAAAACGCAAGATGAAGCAACTGCAATTATAAACATTATAAAGGCTTTTAGATTTCATGCAGCGCCAGAAATTCCGTCAGTCGGTGGTGGTCGCTATTTTGTTCCACCAGATGAATTTGACATTCAATTCATGTATGGAAGCAATATAAATCCAAATTTACCTAAAGTCTCAACATGCGTTTTACAAGGTATTGATATAAACTATGCATCAGCTGGACAATGGACTACATTTAAAAATGGAATGCCTGTTGAAATATCAATGCAATTACGATTCAAGGAAGTCGAGATCATGCATAAAGGTCTCGTTGCTACGGGATACTAATGAAATATTTTGAGAGTTTTCCAAAACTAGTTTACACCTTTGATAAAAATGTTGAGAATCAACAGTATGTTGTCGACATTTTAGCGCGATCAGCGTTTTTACGCGAGGTAGCAAATAATGTAGATCTTGCATACGAGTATCAAGTACAAGATTCAGATACTCCAGAAATTATTGCTCATAAAGTGTATGGAGATGCATATAGAAGTTGGATTATACTTTTATATAATCAAATTATAAATCCATTTTATGATTGGCCACTTAAAATTGATGCACTTGACTCATATATTTCTGACAAATATCAAACAACACTTGATCAATCTAAGAATGACATTCACCATTATGAAAAAGAAATTTTAAAGGTCACATCTTTTAATGGTGTAGAATTAGAAAGAAATACTGTCACCTACACAATATCAACATACGATTATAATCAAAACACTGCAACATTAGTTTTAAACAGTTTGCCAAATACTGCAGATACATCTTTGGTTGTAAGCACTGAAACATTTAACTATAACACATACATCTTAACTGTCACAACGACGCATAAGGCTGTTTCAAATTACACTTATGAATTTAATGAGAATGAAAAACGTAGAAATATAAAAATATTACAAGACTTCTACGTCACACGAGTTGAAGATGAATTCAGAGAGATTATGAGAAATGGCTGAAGGACCGATTAGTTCCAAACAATCGTCGATTAAAAAACTTGACTTGATTAATTCTGGTGGACAAAGCATTAATCTAGCCGAGATTTTTGTTCAATTACAGATATATCAAGATATCTTTGCACAGTGTATGTCTGGCAAACTTCTCCTTGTTGACTCAAAAGAAACCTTTACAAATTTTTATTTGTGTGGAAATGAATATCTGCATGTAATTTTAGATAAGCCTGGATTAAATCGTCCATTTGAAAGAATTTTTCGAGTGTATAAAGTTGCAGATCGTAAGCCAGTCTCCAATTCTGGACAGATGTATGATATTTACTTTTGTTCAGACGAAATGATTTCTTCAGAAACACTTTATGTAAGTAAAGCATATAAATCTACAAAAATAAAAGATGTAATTTTGGACATCTTAAACAAAGAGTTGAAAGTAGAACCGAATAGAATTGCAAAACTAGAAGATACGCAAGGGACATTTGATTTCATTATTCCAGGTTATCGCCCCTTCGAAGCAATTCAGTGGGCAACAGCTCGTGGCTATGCTCAAGACAAATTTTGTTATATGTTTTTTGAGAATAAAGATGGTTTTCAATTGACTTCTCTTCAAACAATGATGAAGCAAAAACCTTATAAAAAAATAAAATATGAAGTAAAAATGTCAGACAGTGATCCTGCATTGAACAAAGACGGTATTGATGAGTTTGAAATTATAAACGATTTTGATATGATTACTTCAATTTCAAATGGATCTTTTGCTTCTAGGCTATTAACAATAGATCTTTTCTCACAAAAATTTGAGGTTTTAGATTATAGTTTGGCAACAGCGGAAGCAAAAAAGAATTTAATAAATCAATATAAGCCAGTCAACTCATTTAAAAATTCAAAAGATGAAACGCTTTTCACAGCATTTAATTCATTCTTTAGAACATACCTAACAATTAACGATACCAAATCAGAAAAAAGTAATGATATAAAGTTTTGGATGCTTCCAAGAGCATTACATATGTCATTGTTACATCATTTTAGAATTAAAGTCACGCTTCCTGGTGATACTGAAATGAAAGCTGGTGACGTTGTTGAGGTAGAATTTCCACTTTTTGAGGGCAAACAAAGTGGTGGAAGAAACTTAAATAAAAAACTATCAGCAAAATATATTGTTTCTGCTGTAAATTATAAGATTATTCGCGAAGAAAACAGTTTTGAATGCGTCGCTGAACTTGCTACAGATTCTTTTGCAGAGGCATTACCAGCTGCAAAAGATGGATTGAATAGATTATCAAAGAAGGGTAAGTGATGCCAGGTTCAAAGAAAAATTTTATAGGTCTTGAAGGATTCATTTGGTGGATTGGGGTCGTGGAAGATCGCAATGATCCAGAGCAGCTGGGTCGTGTTCGCGTGCGTTGCTTTGGGTGGCACACCGAAAACAAATCCTTAATTCCTACGGATTCTCTTCCATGGGCTCATCCAGTTACGCCAGTAAATTCTCCAAATGTATATACTCCAAAGGAAGGTGATATGGTATTTGGATTTTTTATTGATGGAGATAATGCGCAAAATCCAGCCATCGTTGGCGTACTTCCTGGGAAACCAGAACAAAAACCAAAATATGAAAGTGGATTCTCAGATCCAGGAACAAACTTATCATCACGCCCAAAAAAGCCAGACGATCCTTCTGAAAAATATCCAAAAAGCAAATATTTAAAAGAGTCGACTGTAAATAGACTTGCTCGAGGAAAATCAGACGGTACTATTATTGCGACTCGCAAGAAAAATCTCAAAAAGAATATTAAATCAGCAGGTGGTGTTACCTGGAGCGAACCACCTCCATCTTTTGCGCCAAAGTATCCTTATAACAATGCACTTGAAACTGAATCTGGTCATGCATTAGAATTTGATGACACTCCAGGTAAAGAAAGAGTGCACTTGGCTCATAGATCAGGTGCCTATACTGAGTTTGATAAAGATGGTTCGAAGATCGAAAGAGTTCAGAAAGATAATTATTGCGTAATAATGGGAGATGATTTTATATACGTTAAGGGTAAAGCATCAATAACTGTTGAAGGAAATTTTAATCTCAAAACATCTAAAATTAATATTGAGGCTTCTGAGATTAATATGGCTGCAGATGGTGCAGTTAAAATAAAAGGAAGCAGCGTAAAGATCGAATCTACTGGTGGAATGGACTTGAAGGCTGGAAAAGCAGGCAAATTTACTGCAGGTGGTCGTTTAGACTTAAAAGGCGCGACTGCAGGATTGGGTGGTGCAACTGTAGATATTCCTGCAGGCAAAGTAAACATGCAAGGTGGATCTGTCAGTTCAGCATCAGGAACTGGATTAAAGGGTGGTGGAACAACTCCATCTGCAGAAGAAGTTAGCAGTGTTTCTGCTGAATCTTCGAATGTTTCAACTGCAAACTCAGTAAGCGCATCGACAGATAAACTAGAGGAAGTGAAAATTACATCCAAAAAGGTCGAAATAAATGCAGGTTCAGTTCTAGGAAAGATTGCAGCAGGTATCACCTCAACAGTGAGTGGTGTTGCAAATTCTATAAGTCAAGCGACTGATTCTGTCTTAAAAGATTTTGCAAACAAATTGCCGACTGGAGAACTAGTTGGGAATGTGACAGGTTTGTCATCCGCAATTAATGAAACAAAATCTGATATCTTATCTCTCGACAAACTTCAAAAGTCTACTCTATTAAGTAAAATAAATGAAGTATCCAAACTCTCGTTTAATAGTAATATTGATTTTAAATTAGACAAAGATATTCAAAATGGCATATTAAGTAATGTTTATAATGTAAATCAAAATCAATTAAACAGCGTATTAGGGAAACGAACATATCCAAAAACTGAAACAGTAGAATTGGTAAATCCAACACTCTCAGCAGAATTTGAGGATGTGATTGTTAGATTTGCAAGCCAAGAACTAGATCCTGAAGAAGGAGGAGTGTGATGGCATTTATAACAAAAGTAGAAGCATTTATTGTTTCCGAAATAAAGTCTACCATCATGGATCGCCTTCACATGGGAGGCTCATTTCTTCAACAGGTTCCAACAGTTACAGTAGGGGGATTGCCAGTTGCAATAAAGAAAGGTGGTGCTTTAGGTGGAGTTGGTGGTGCTCTCGGAAAAGTTATAAGTGCAGTACAAACAGCTGGGAATATTGCTGCTCTAGTTCAAAATCCAATGGCATTAGTTCAGACAGCCGTCGATGGAGCTATCACTGGTGTTTCTAGTAAATTGGGAGCAATCACAGGGCAACTAACAGGTGGGCAATTATCTAATATTACAACAGCCATAAGCGGAATTACGACTAAATTAAACGATTTTCAGGCGCATACTGCAAATCTTTCTGGACTAGCCTCTTCTATATCCGATACAGTTCCTGATTTTAAAAAACTACAAAATGTTGGGGAAAATTTAAGGGGAATGGGAACTGATACAACTTCTGGATTTATAGCAAATACTGCATCTGCGTTGAAATCTGGATCAACTCTTTCCGAGATAAAAGATAAACTAGAGATAACCGTACAAAGAAAAATGGATCAAATTTTGAGTTTAAATGCAAATACGACAGCAGGGCAAACAGCTATTTCTGCTATTGTAACTGATATTAATACGCTACTAAATAATCAAGCAAATGTAATGAACGATATCGTTACAGTTGACACACATAACTTTAACGAAGCAGCTAATAACTTATCTGCTTCTCAAGACGTAACAGGATTAGCTGATCAATATAATGATACAAATAGTGTAACTTATTCATTATTTGTAGACCTTGGCGTTGCCAAGGATTCAACTCTTGACGCATTTGATACTGCAATAGAACAATCATCTGAGGAAACAACATGAGCCTTATCGCTCGAAGATTTACGGATATTGATTTGAGTTTCGATGCTCATCCAGTTACCAAAGACATTCTTCGTAAAAAAGATGAAAATTCAATTGCTCAATCGATTAAAACGCTTTTACTCACCTCACATTATGAAAGACCTTTTAATCCAGATTTAGGTTCTAATTTAAAGAGATTTTTATTTGAACCAATCGATGATGTTACAACTTCTTTGATTCAAGACTCTATTTTTCAAACATTAGTTAATTTTGAAACTAGAATTCAAATTGAAGAAGTTGTCGCAGTTCCAAATTATGACTTGGATCAATATGATGTTTCAATAACTTTTTACTTAAAAAATGTAATAGAACCTATTACAATTTCATTTTTCCTAGAACGGATAAGATAAAATGGCTAATGCAGATGCAAAACTAAAAGTTGCTGAATTAGATTTTGATAAAATTAAAGATAATTTAAGATCTTTTCTAAAATCACAATCTGAATTTAGTGATTATGATTTTGAAGGCTCAGGTTTGTCTGTCCTTTTAGATGTTTAGCATACAATACTCATTACATGGGATACTATTTAAACATGGTGTCGAATGAAATGTTTATTGACACGGCATTGAGTCGCAAGTCAGTAGTTTCTCATGCAAAATTATTAGGTTATACTCCAAGATCAGCAACCGCATCACGCGCATCTATAAACGTTGCATTTACACCAGTAACAAATGATTCGAATAGCGCTATTTCTATTCCAAGATTTACTCGTTTTTTGTCTGAATCAAAAGATGGCGTCAACTATGTATTCGTAACTACTTCTAGCAGAGTTTTAACAAAAAATAATTCTACAGGTTTATTTTCTGCTGATGCATTAGAGGTGAAGGAGGGTCAACCACTTGCAATCACTTTTACATATGACTCTCAAACAAATATAAAACAAATATTCGAAATTCCCGAGTTTAATGTGGATACATCCACAGTACAAGTTCGTGTACAAAAATCTGCTGAAAATGCAAATCAAGAAACCTATATCCTTGCTCAAAATGCTACAGATGTAGATGCAAATGCAGCAGTATACTATATTGAAGAAAATAAAAATGGAAAATATCAAATATACTTTGGTGATGGAGTTATAGGTAAAAAACTCACAAATGGGAATATTGTGATTGTTTCATACATTGTAACTTCTGGTGCAGCTGCAAATGGATTAAAAACATTTAGACTTGTTGATACAGTTTTGCCAGGTAGTACTGTTGCAGTCACACTTGATCAAGAATCAACTTCTGGAACTCCGATTGAGGATATTGAGAAGATTAGATTTACTGCACCCAAAGCATTTATCTCTCAAAATCGAGCTGTGACTAAGAATGATTATGTTGCTCTTTTAAATCGCGATTATCCATACTTTGAGGCTGTCAACGTCTGGGGTGGCGAAGAAAATGATCCTCCTGTTTATGGGAAAGTCTTTTTTACAGCGAAGCCACTTGGTGGATTTGAAATCACGTTAACAGAAATTGAGTTTGTTAAAAATAATATTTTAAAACCATTCTCAGTTTTAACTGTAACACCAGAATATGTAGCTGCGGATTATAATTATCTCAATTTAGATGTTGATGTCAATTATGACCCAACAAGAACCACAAAAACATTGAATGAGATACAAGCGTCTGTTATCAGTTCTATTCAAAATTTTGCTTCTCAAAATTTAAACACATTTAATAATAGTTTTAAAATATCAAAACTATCAAGAGCAATTGACGACGCTGATCCATCAATAACGAATAATAATGTTCGTGTTGTTCTAGAAAAAAGAGTTGCAGTAGATACAACTAGATCTGCAGATTATACGTTTAATTATGGAGTCGAATTAAAACAAGGAACCACCACTGAAAGAGTGACATCATCGCCAACATTTAGTTATGTTGATAATGGTGGAGTTCAGAGAGACGGATGTTTTGTGGAAGAAGTTTTACAGTCATTTACTGGAATTGAATCTATTAGTATTCTAGCGGGTGGAAGCGGATTCACTTCTACACCAACAATTGTTATCGAGGGTGATGGAACTAATGCAGTCGCTCAAGCAACCATAGTAAATGGATCTATTCGATCAATTGAAATTACAAATCCAGGTGATGGATATACCAGCGCAACAGCAAGAGTTGTTGGTGGTGGAGGTTCTGGCGCACTATTAAGACCAGTTCTTGAAGGTAGAAATGGAATACTAAAAATATTTTATTATGATGAGAATGGCATAAAGAAAACATTACAAGAAAATGCTGGAAGTATTGATTATAGAACAGGAAGATTAATTTTAGATAATTTTTCTCCTGTTGCTATTTCTGATCCATTTGGAACATTTATACTCAAAGCAATCCCATTAAGAAATATATTCAGTTCTGAGAAAAATCGAATCATTACTCTTGATAACACTGATCCTGGTGCATTACGAGTTTATGTCGAACCTATAGTTGAATAAAATGGCTGTATCAGAAAAAACAATATCAGGATTATTATCGAGTCAGATTCCTGACTTCATAAATGCTGATCACCCAAAATTTAAAAAATTTATACAATATTATTATGAGTGGCTAGAAACAAATAATCCAACTGGAATATCAAATACAGCTGGAAACACCATTTATCATGCTATGAATATCGATAACTATAGAGATATCGATAACACACCAACTGAGTTTATACAATATTTTATTCGCGAATTACTTCCTTATTTTCCAGAGAATACATCTCTTGACATTACAAAAATTCTTAAAAGCGCAAGAGAATTTTATAGCAAAAAAGGAAGTTTAGAATCGGTTGAATGGCTCTTTAGAGCATTATATGGTGAGGATATTACTATATCCTATCCAAAAGAATCCATATTAGTTGCTTCGGATGGAAAGTGGAAAAAGCCTCTCGCATTTCGTGTTCTTGTTAATGAGCGTAATAAAAATATTGATGTAAATTTACTTGAGAGAAGAGTCGCAAAGGGAAATACAGGTGGTGCCACCTGTCTTATTGAATCAGCAAATCGAACTGTTGACCCTACCAATGGTCGCGAAATTATTGAATTATACATTTCAAATTTAAGAAGATATTTTGAAAATGGTGAATTTATCACTATTTTTTATAAAGACGCCAATGGTGTTCAAAAAACATTCTCAGAAAAAATCATTGGTACAATCTCGAATGTTCGTTTAGATTCTAACATTAAAACTGATCCACAACAAAAACGTAGAGGTTTACTTTACAACGTTGGTGATCCAGTAGTGTTCACTGGTGGATTAGCAGATACACTTGAAGCTGAAGATGCGCGAGCAATAGTTGGTAATGTTACAGTTGGATCTATTGAAGGTGTTACAATTCTTGCTCGTGGATTTGGTTTTCGTCCATATCAAAATTCAATAGTTACAGTTCTTCGCAGTCCTGGAGATGACCCACTAGCAAATTCTAATACAGATTTAAGAATTGCTGCTGTCAATACTGCTTCTAATACCAATGGAAATTTCAGTTTTTCTGAGACAATATATGTTGATAAAACACCAATCATCGATTTAGAGGATACTGAAATCGGTGATGCTAATTTAGAAATCTTAACAATTACAAATCGTAATATTGTTTTAAATTTAACTGAAAATGACCAAAATGATGATTTTAACAATTTGGAGGACATATGGGCTGATGGTCTCAATTATGCCACAGCAAATTTCAAAGCGAAAATAGCGACAGCAAATGGCGGATCAGGTGGTCCATTTGGTGCGGGTGGTGCATCTGCCTATACAGGAGATCTTGTACTTTATGAGGTATCGAATACTGGAACATTGAGTTCTATTTTAACTGGTAATCAAATTAATACACGAAATACAGCCAAATCGTTCACATTTAATAGCATAACTTCATCTCAAATTGATGCTAATGCCAACTCTCGTTTAGTACAAATTTTAAATTTTGAAGAAATTCAAACTGGTGGTATTGATCTCATTTCTGTTATTGATGGTGGTGCAGGATTTAGAAGTGAACCTGCATTAGACATTAAAACGCGATATGGAACTAATTTATCTGAGGATTATGCTGAAGGCACAACCGCATGGTCCGCAAATGTTCAAACATTAAAAGATTTGGGTGCAGTGTGCCACGTTTATATTAATAATGCTGGAAGTGGCTATGTAAATGGTGAAACAATATCATTCGCTGGCAGTGGTTATGGCGGAAATGGATACATTACAGTAGGCACTGGAGGTGCAATTAGAAAAATCACACTCACAGATAGAGGTGAGGGATATTCACTCAGACCTAACGTCGTGATAAACACAACAGCTGGAACAGGCGCAAATTTAACAGCACTTTTATTTGGTGATGGTTTCAATCAATCAATTATTACATCAGCTATCGGAAGAATTATTGACATTAGATTATTATATCGTGGTTTTGATTATGTTGCAACTCCAAATGTATCTCTCAAGGTTGTTGATGTTGTAATTGATGGAATTGCTGATGCAGAAAATCTTTTTGAAACAGAATACGTGTACCAAGGAAACTCTTTAGACACTTCAACATTTAGAGCCAATGTTGACTCTTATATTCGTGATTCTAAATTATTAAGACTTTACAATTATTCAAGTAATATTAATACAACCATTTCAATTGTTTCTGCAAATGGTGTGACATTTAATGTAAACACACTTGCTGTTGTACCAGCACCTTCTCAATATCCAACAACAGTAGTAATTTCTGGTCTTCCAAATCCAATGTACTTTGGTAATGGTTTGGCAAGAGCAAACGCGCAATTTGCGAATGGAATTATTCAATACAATGGATTCTTTTTAAATACAGATGGTTTTTTAAGTGCAGATAAGCGATTACAAGATGGTGTAAAATACCATAAATTCTCATATGAGTTAGAAAGCGAAAAATCACTTGATGAGTATAATACAACATTAAAAAATATAATACATCCTGTAGGGCTTCAACTAGTTGCTAAAACTGTTTCAAAATCTGAAGATGATTCACTAATAAAACTTGGTAGCAATGTAAACTTTATACTAGAGCAGGGCGAAGGCTCGACAGTCAACGTCACAAATTCATTCTCTAACGTCGTTACAGGCACTTCAACCACATTCCTTGATTTAGCCACAAAGGTAAATGTTGGCGATCTATTTACGATTTCTTCAAATGTTTCTCATCCACTTCGCTCAGTATCTAAAACTGTTACTGCAGTTAGCACAAATACATCCCTTGAAGTAGAAGGTGATTTTTTATATGTTGGTCAAGGAAAATTAACTTTAAATACAACAAATACAATCGCACGAATAAGTGGAAACACAAACACTGTTTCTCATTTCCTCACAGTATCTGATAGTATTAAATTTAATTTAATAAACGTATTTGTTTACGGTGGAACTGTAAATGTAAGCGGAGATGTAGTGGTTGGAAACACATATACAGACTTAAATATTGCTGGGACGGTAAATGTCAGCGGAAATGTTGTTCGAGGCAATACGACTGGCGGAAATACGACATATTTTGTCGGAAATGTATTTGTCGGAAACATTATTAGAGTTAATTCTGAAATTAAAACTGTGGAATTTGTAACAAATAATCAACATTTAATCGTAAAT